CTTAAAATTATATATGATTTTGTGTGGTAATTATGAACTATAATAATTTATATAATTTATATTTAACTAACATTAAAAATATTATTAGTCTGGGTAATTATAATTTTATTGAAGTATGTAATCTGGAAGTTAATAGTGGGTGCATAAAAAATTATAATGAAGAAAAAAATGAATTGAACAGAAGAGGCTTGTTATCTTTTAATAATTATAATCATTTAGGAAGAGATATCCTTGAAAGAGGAATGTATGCTCCCATTTACATTAATAAAAACAACCTTATATTAGAGGGTAATCACAGAGTTGAGGGACTGAAAAGAATAGGAAAAAACTTAAAACTACTATGCATATATTATCCTGTAAAACCAACATTTATTGATGAAGACATATGGTTTTATAAATTAAATAAAAATAAAAATGGTATAAAAAAACTTTTTGTGAAAGAAATAGGTCAAATAATAAAATACACAGTGGATTTAGATATGTACTTATTAACAGAAATGAGATTAAAAATGGATAGCTTGCCTCCTGCATCCAAGTTTTTCACTGATAAAAATGTTTTCAATAGAGAGATGGCTGAATATGAAAAATCTAAGATTAGTAGAAATTGAACTTTTTAATTACTGCAATAGAGAGTGCGAATGGTGTCCCAACAGCCTTATAGATAGAAAAAGTAATTTTATAGAAATAGATAATAATGTTCTAAAAAAGATATGCAAAGAGCTTAAAATTAATAATTATAAAAATCCTATTACATTTTCAAGATATAATGAACCTTTATCAAAACTAAATATACTCAATGAAAGAATAAAACAAATAAAAAAATATCTGCCACTAAACAAGATGATAACTAATACTAATGGCGATTTCTTGGAGTCTATAGATTTTAATAATTTCTTAATTGATGAGCTTACAATAATGGACTATGACAATAAAGGTTTATTCTGGTGTTTAGCTAGGTTGACTAGCTTAGGTGTAGATATAAAGTCTGCTAATTATCCGTTCATATATGGTGTTAAAAATAATACTAAAATCCTTTTTGTAGTTGACTGGCCCAAGACAAGAAATATAAATGACCGAGGTGGCTCTTTGACAAAGTATTCTAAACGCATAAGAAGGAGTAAGTGTTTAGAGCCAACATACTTTTTAGGGGTTAACTTCGACGGCACTGTTTCTTCCTGCTGCAATATCAGAAACGATATACAAGAACATAAGCAATACATTATTGGAGATTTACACCATAGTAGTTTAAGAGAAATACTAAGTAATAGAAAAGCTAAAACATTTAGAGGACAATGCGCAGAAGGGAATTTTGAGATAAATTCTCCTTGTTATTATTGTGAAAATTCAGGCGGCAGATATACAAGAGGAAGAGGTGATATATTTTATGATTAAATCACTGGGCATTTTTATTCCTGCAAGACTAGAAAGTGAAAGACTACCTAACAAGCAAATACTGCCTATTGGGAATAGCTGTATCTTTGATATCGCTTGTAATAAGCTGGAAAGCATAAGCGATAGATTCAACAAGTATGTACTCATAAAAGATGAAAAACTGATTGACATTGCTAGAAGTTATAGCAGCATAAAAATCATTAGAAGAACAAAAGATACTTGTAGTGAGGATGGTCCTTTAAAGTTCATTTTTAAGGATTTAAATAAAACTTATGATTCTCATTTAATGTTCTTAAATCCTTGTTTAATCTTTTTAAAACCTGAAACTATAGAAAAAGTTCTAAATGATTTTATAAGGAATAATTTTGACTATGCAACTAGCGTAAAAAAGTATCAAAACTGGGTATTTGATAAAGAAGAAAAGTCAATAACTCCTATCGACTATAAAACATTATCTACTAAATCAATACCTGTAATGTATGAAGCGGCTCACTGCTTTCATATATTCAATAAAGACAAATTTTTAAAAGACGGCATGATGCTGAAAACGAAACACAAGTTATATGTAATAGATAAAGAAGAAACAATAGATATTGATTACAAGGAGGATTACCAATATGCAAGATGGAAATATGAAAAGAATAGTTGTTGATATAGATGGTACCTTATGTACCCAGGAAGAAGATTATACAAAAGCAGCTCCATTCTCTGAAAGAATTGAAATGCTTAATAAATTATTCAAACAGGGATGCGTCATTACTGTATTTACTTCAAGAGGTTATGAAACAGGAATTAACTGGAGACTATTAACAGAGAGGCAGCTAGCTGATTGGGGAGTTAGATACCATAAGCTAGTATTTGGCAAACCTTCAGCAGACATTTATATCGATGACAGGGCTTTTAGCGATATCTTGCTAGATAGCGAGGATATATTATGTTTATAGCGGAGATTGGAATAAATCATGACGGGGATATTTATAAAGCTTTGGAATTTATTAGAATTGCTAAAGAAGCTGGGGCTGATGTTGTAAAATTTCAAAAGAGAAGCGTAGAAAAATGTGTACCTAAAGAAAAATGGAATGAAAGAAAAATTACCAAATGGGGAGAAATGTCCTATATAGATTATAAGTACATGATGGAGTTCGGTAAAGCTGAATATGATATGGTAGATAAATTTTGTAAAGAGTTAAATATACCTTGGACTGCAAGTGTATGGGACATAGATAGCTATGAGTTTATCAGCCGATATGAAGTGCCATTTATAAAAGTAGCCAGTCCGACAATTGCCAATTTAGAATTACTGAAGCAAATACAAATGCCGGTTGTTTTTTCTACTGGAATGAGTACAGAAACAGAAATAGAAAAAGCATATAATAGTATAAAAGAATGCATGGCAATAATGCACTGCGTAAGCATATATCCTCCAGAAGATGAAGAATTAAATCTCAACAAAATTAAAACATTAAAAAGAAAATACAACTGTGAAATAGGATACAGCAGCCATTACCATGGTGTAGAAGATGTTCTTGTCGCCAAGGCTCTTGGAGCAACCATATTTGAAAAACATATAACCTTAAACAAGGATGATATAGGAAGCGACCATAAATTTTCTTTAGATCCTGAAGAACTAAAAAGATGCGTAAGTTTAATCAAGAAGCAGGATAAGTGGATGGGAGATTATAAATTAAAGGTTTTGAATGGAGAAAAGAAATACAGAGAAAAATTGAGAAATCATTTATAAAATTCAAGGTTCGATTGAAGGAGAAGCCGATATGTTAGAGAAAGAATATTTTGAAAAATTATTAGACGGAGCAAAGCCTGCATGGGCTTTTTTTATTACCCTGATTAACTACATCCTCTTTCCCGACCAGGCTTTCAAGACTGCTGCCTTGGCTGTTGGTGCAGCTATAATATTAGACATATTAACTAAGTATATGGCGTTGTCAGAGCAAGAGGGAGGGATGAAGAAGGCTTTTAAAAAGAAGATAATCAACTCAAACCGGCTATGGGAAGGGACTAAAATTAAGCTTTTTTCTTACCTTGTTGTATTTATATTGGCAGGACTTTCCTATAGGGTAACAATGCTCCACCAGGCTAGTGTGTTTTTAGCAACGGTTGTATATACCGTCATATTCCTTAGAGAGGCTCAGAGCATTCTTGAAAACCTATGTGATGCCGGTGCAGACTTCAACTGGCTTCTTCTTTGGACTAAGAAAAAGGAAAAGCAGATACTGGAAGATGATAATGAAATAGAAAAAGAGAGTGATGAAGATGGCAAAATATAAGGTTATGGAAGATCTGCTAACGGTAAATCCATACTCAAGACCCAATAAGAAAATCAACAAAATAAAGGGTATTGTAATCCACTGGGTTGCCAACAGAAACTCTACAGCCCAGGCAAATAGAAATTTCTTTGAAAGCAGAAAGGAGGGTAATAAGGGCTACGGATCTGCCCATGAGATTATTGATTTAGATGGAAATATTTTAGTTTGTATTCCTGAAGATGAAATGGCCTACCATGTTGGTAGTCCAAATCCTTATACCAAAGAAGCTATAAAGCATTTAAGTTCTTATCCAAACAACTGCACCTACGGAATTGAATGCACCCATATTGGTTATGATGGAGAAATGACTAAAAGAACATACGAAACATTGGTTGAAAGATGCGCTGATCTGATTGTTAAATTCAATCTTGAAGATGCTGAAAAGCCACTGTGGCTGCACAAGGAAGTAGTAGGATGGAAGGACTGTCACAGGTGGTTTGTATATAACCCTAAGGAATGGGAGCTGTTTAAAGAAAAGGTAAAAAGGAAGGTGGATGAAATGAAGTTAAAGTTAAATGAAACCTGGCAGTGGAAGATGCTTTATGAATCTGTAAAGAAATTGGAAGATAAGAAAATATTAACAAGCCCTAAATGGAGAGAAAAGATAGAGAATAAAGATATATCAGTACATGAACTGGTATGGCTCAACACTATACTTATGGAAAGACTATCCGGGAGGGATAAAGATGAATAAGATAAACTGGAGGCAGAAACTAACTTCAAGAAAGTTCTGGGCGGCGGTAACCGGGTTTGTTACCGCTATTTTAATGGTGTTTAGGGTAGATGAAATGACCATAGAACAGGTGATTACTGTTGTATCTGCATCGTCTGTTTTAATAGCCTATATAATAGGTGAGGGATTAGTTGATGCAGCGAGATTAGGCAACGATGATACTGAATAATTTTTAGGAGCTAATATATGACTAAAGAAGAAAAAGAACTCATAGAAGAATACAGGTCTAAAAGCATATCATATTCTAAAATAAGTGAAAAGATCAATATGTCTGAAAACACTATAAAATCATACTGTAGACGAATGGGTATAACAAAGAAAAAAGAGCCCAGAAGTAAATACCCTAAACAAAATAATACCCACTGCAAAGAATGCGACAAGAAATTAGTTCACACAAACAGAGGAAAGCCAAAGAAGTTCTGCAGTGAAGAATGCAGGAGATTGTGGTGGAAGGAAAATTCAGATAAACATAACAAAAAAACATACTATCTAGTTAAGTGTCAGGAATGCGGCAAAGAATTTGAAAGCTATGGAAATAAAGACAGAAAGTACTGTTCTCACAGCCGTTATATAAAAAACAGATTTGAAGGTGAATATAACTATGAA